CCCTGCCTCCAAAGGTACAGGATTCTACTGGAAGAATGGTGTAAAAATCGCAATATAACTCAAATTCTCCTCCCCTTGCCCTCCTGATCCGAGGGCTTTTTTTTGCGAGGACGACCCTAAAGCCCTGCCCAGTTAGGATAAATCAACTTTTTATCGGTTAACTGGAGTACCGAAATGTTTAAAGATTTATCAAACGCACTCGCCCTAATTTCCCCTGCACAGTCTGGCAGTCAAGCAGACTACTCTAACGTCAGTCCTGATCAAATTTTGAACGATCCCTTCTTTCGCAATGACGTAATAGAAAACGCCAGAGGCCAAGGGATGGTGGACTTCTCTTTTGAAGAAGCACTATCTGAGTGGTACAACGAACAATCCTATGCAGAGCTAAATGAAATAGGCGCTGTGTTTGGTGACGCAGGCTACCTTAAAACAGAAGGTTTACAAGGTGATGCACGAGAGCGGATGGGTCGATTAACGGCAGCCTATCAGAGAATGCCTAACGTCTTAACAACTGCTGCTGACGGAGGCTCAATATCAGACCAGCTTTCTGGCGCAGACATTACAAAAACATTGGCAGGTGCAAACCTTGCTAACCCATCCAACTTTGTAGGTGGTGGTTCGGCTAAAGCCGCAGCGTATGGCGCATTAGCTGTAGGAAAGACTACAGGTAAGGCGGCTTATGAGGCTGGTAAAGCAGGAGCTAAGAGCCAGTTTGTCGCTGGCGCAGCTTCAGAAGGTGTGATCTCTGTCGCTGGACAAAACCGAGATATAAATCTTGGCAACCGAGATGAATTTTCTTTCCTTGAGGCTGGTAAGGATATTGGTGTAGGCGCATTTGCGAACTACGGAATCTCATTCCTAATCGGCGCAGCCCTAACTCCTTTAGCTAAAGCAAAATTAAGAAAGAACAAAGCGGAACTAGAGTCTCGTGGATTCACTCAGACCGACATTGATGAAGCCGCCACTACAGGTGGTGCTGCTGGTATAGATGAACTTCTCACTTATGAATCTAAAGCTGACCTTGAAGCGCAGTTGGCTCTTGATAACCCTGTGGCTCCAGATGCAGAGGGAGAAATTCCTACAGTACCCACAATCGTCACTCGTGAGTCTGTGGATATTGACCTTGAGCAGATTAATAGTACGCGGTCATCTGTTGATGCAGAAATTCAAGACATTGATAACCCACCCACAGCAGCCCGAAGAAAAGAATTAGATGCCGAAGCTAAGTTGCTTCAAGCACTGCAAGATGAAGCGTCAGATGTAAACCGAATTTATCTTGAAATTGATGATCTGAACGCCCGTATTAAAGAAGGCTTATCACCAGAAGACTCAGTTAAGACTCGTGCAAAAGCTGACAAGCTAATGGCTGAAGCTCGCCAAAAGAAAGGCGACTTTAATATTCGTAAGGCTATCTACCAGAGATCAGGTGCAGATGGTTACATTGAAGCTCTTGATAACTACAAAAAAGCTGTCGCAGAAGCAGAGCAAAAAGCAGCTCAAGCAAGAGCAGCAGAAGCAGAAGTAGATGTTCCTGAAGTTGAACAGCCAGCAGCTCGTGTAGAAACCAAAGCCGCAGCACCTCAAGTTCAGCCTGAACAGCCCACCCAAAAAACTCCTATTCAGCAAGAAGCTGTTGATGCAGAGACTCAAGCAGAACTTGATGAAGCAGAAGACTTTGATCAATTACTCGCAGATGATGCACCCGAAGCCACTGCTCCTGAAGCTCCAGTTCAGGCAGCTCAACCAGCTCAACCAGCTCCAGTTCAGGTCATTCAGCCAGAAGCGGCTCCTGTCGATCCTATTGAAGCGGCTATCGCACAATCAATTAAAGAAGATGGCCCATTTCCTGTCGAAGCTAAACCTGATGTTGTCAAAGCTGACGGCACTACCAAGCCTGCTCCAAAACCTAAGCCTGTCTTTAGCCCAAGAGCTAAGAAGTTCGCTCAAATTGCCCTTGGTGTTGACGAAAATTTAGACTTAGAAAAGATACCTAAAGGTGAACGCAACCGAATTTCTCGTGAAATACTAACAGCGATAGATGGCGATAACATCTCCGATTGGAAAGACTTAAACCTCGCTGGAAAGATTGCTCGCATTGATGAAATCATGGAAGTTAATGCTCAAAAGGCGATCCCTGAAGTTGCTGCTACTCCAGCACCCGTCATCGTAGTACCAACAGAAGCCGCCACTCCAGCACCCGTTAAAGCAGTAGAGCCAGAAGTAGCAGAGCCAAAAGCATCTGGTGATCCAGAAGCTATCGAGTTTAAAAAAGCTTTTGACCTTGAGTCAACTAAGCCTTTTGACTTGCCTGAAAACCTAGCCACCTTCGCATCTGAGCAAGCTGACCCTGAAGCCTCTATTCGTCTGGCTACCTTATTCTCATCTATTGTTGAGACAGGATCAGAGGTTGTTCTTGGCGACAAGAAGCTAATGAAATCAGTAATGCAAGGAATCTTTGGTCTTAAAGATGGTAAAGCGATCTATCGTGAGTACCTAAAGGTTCACCAAGAAGCATTTAAAGATTTAGATGGTTATGCCCCGACAGTTTCAAAGATGTCTAAAGCTGATAGTAACTTTGAAAGAAAGTTTATCAATGACTACATCTCTGCTCGGAAGGCTCGCGTCACATCAGAAGTTAAATCAAAGTTCACAGGATATTGGGATAACAAGAGCAACCATTATGTCATAAGCGATCTAACTGAAAAGCACACGAAAGCGTGGCGAGCTGACGCACAAGAAATACTCCGCAGCCAATACAACCTGCGCGGTGCATCTCTGGCCCATTGGGAAATGTTCTCAGACATTAAGCCTAGCAAAAAGGCTTCTGAAGCTTATATAAAGTCTGCGCTTCGTGGAGAACTACCTGAATCAAAACGACAGCAATTGACGGAAGGCGTTGTCCTTAGTCAAGACATGGCTGTAACTCACGCAAACAAAACTCAAAGACCCGTAGCTTTCCTAACGACCCGATCTATAGGAGCTAAGTATGCTTTGACTGAAGGCTACCCAGTTAAATCATACAAGAATGGTCGCCACTATATTCCTGCTGGTCAGATTGTTTTCTACTCTCCTTACGACAACAAGTTCTATCAAAGCACAAGAGAGTTATTACAAGCTAACAATCGAATTTCTCCAGAGCAGAGGGATACGTTTGATGTCGCAGAGTACGTTGACATAAATGATTTCCGTGACCGCGATAAAATTCTAGGTACTGGATTTCAGGCGTTGTTAGCTCGGTACAAAACCATACACAATACAAAGAATATAAAAGACCCTGTTACTGGCGAGAAGGTCATAACCAAAGTACCTGACTACCAGCGAATCGGCGAGATGAAAGAGTTTATTGTCTCTCGATTCCTTCTTCAGCAGGAAATACAAAACCAATCTACAGATACATTCTTCTCTCTCGCGCAGAAAAAGACCGAGCAAGTTGACGCACCTGCCACTCCAGCCAAAAAAACCACCCCAAGAAAAAAGAGTGAAGGAACAGTAGAAGAACCTATTATCCCACCTCGCCAGAGATTAGCCCTTCTCTCTAAAGATGGAGAAAGTATTCGTGTCATTACCGATGCACAATTAGAGCGTGGTGATGGTATTAATGTACTTCTAGGAAAAGCTGATATTTCCGATTTTGAAGTTGGTTTCGTTCCAATGGATTCTCCTAAAAGTTCTGACTTAACCTTTGGACTATTGGTAGATTTATACCAGAAAAATACAGACCAGCCTGTTCGTAAAATGTTTACTGACCATGCACCCAACATTAAAGACTTAGCTAATTTCAAAGCCAAAGACTTTTTATCTGACGAAGAGTTTGAGTTCATTTATGATGGATACAAGAAGTGGCTTGAGCCTGATATAACTCGTGCAGATCGCACGATGGATGAAATTGTCTTTATGATTCAGGGCATTGATAGCAAGACTAGAATCAAAGATGGAGAATTTGATAGTGCCTTTGATGGTATAACTAAACTTCTTGAAATACAGAAAAAGTATTTTCCTCAAGGTGTTGGTCGCACAACTGAAAAGCGTGGAAATTCTATTGCTCATGCTCGCAGAGTTTTAGCAGGCTATGAGCCTGACGAAAAAGTAAATGCAGGAACCCTTCTTAAAGAGCTAGGCAAAGGTAATTACGATGCGGTAAGCAAGCTCATGCTCGCAATAAGGGGTGCTGTTGACGTAGTTAACCCTCGTATGGGTGCGCCTGTAGTAGGGAAAAACCAAAACTCCGATATTTCAGGTAGCCTTATTGCATATCCAGATGGCAAGAACGAAATTAAGGTTAATTCTAAAGAAAATGTTTACCCTAAGTTTGCTGTTCTCATCCACGAAGTAGCTCACTGGAGCTACCAAAACGCCATGACTCCTGAAATGCGTCTTGAGTTCTGGAATTCTATAAAAGAGGCGGTATACACAGACGGAAAGGTTGACCCTGATAAGCTTGCAAATACAACAGGCCATGTCGCAGATTCATCTGATGACTACATAGAAAGATTGGGCTTGGACGGAAGTTCTTTTTCTGCACAAGAATACTTTGCTAACGCCTTCACTAAATGGGCGATGAGAGAGCGTCATGCTGACATGGCCAACACGTCATACTGGCAAAAGGTTAGTAGCTTTGTGTTTAGTCTAATGGAGAAGCTGCAAGGAAAAGAGTCTGGTGATCCAAAGCTTGATGCTATTTTTGCACAACTCTACCCAGAAAATACAGCAGCTAATCGTCAAGCGAAGAAGTATGTAAAAATCTATTCTACAAGCAACCCTCCAAAGCATGTGATTGAGGCAGAGTCTACTGCTCAGTTTGTAATGCGACAACGGCTAGATGAATTAAAAGGAGTATGGGATACGTTCTCTTACAACCTAACTTCTAATGGCCTACCAGCAGGAGAGTTCTCTGGAACTATTGTAAATAACGCTCGCAAATTGTCTCGTACACTTAACTCGTTAAGCATGACTAGGGGTGAGTCTCGCAGGCTTTCTTCTCAGGGATTAGATAACGATCCTATTCTTGGGCCATCTGGAACTAACACTACTAAGGGTGGTGCTTTAGGGCCATTGGCTGATAAGGGTTACGCGAAGAAGATGCGCGTACTTGCCAAAGAAATTAATACTATCGTTACTCAAAATCTATCTGGCGATGCAGGTCAAACAGTGCTGCCCAAAGAAAGGTTTGACTACGACAAGTTTAATGAACTCTATGACGATTTCTCTGAAACTAATATCTTGACTGACGAAGCCGATGAATTTTTTAGCATGGCTGCTGAAATTGCAGAAGTTAAGGATGGGGATATTAACGGAATATTTCAATTTATCGACCAGAACCAAGTCTCTGAGGTGGACTTTGATTCAGGTCTTACTCTCCAAATGTATGACGCAGACCCACTAGGTCACATGGAAGCAGCAGAGCAGCTAACCGAACTTATCAGTTCAAACAAGGACTTGATTGACGGAGCAGCGCAAGTGCTGGCAGATAATTATTACCAATACTCTAGGGAAGGTTATGCTCTTGCCGTACCTTCAGATAACATCCTAAAGCTGTACTCTATAACTGGCAATAAGCAAGATATACCTCTTAGTAAAGAAGCGGCCATCGTTAAAGGAAAGTATAGTAAGAAAGCTAAAAAGTTTAAGGGTGCTACTAATGCTTTACCGAAAGCAGGCTATCGCTCTTTAGAAGGTTTGAGTGGGCAGGAGTTTGCAGCCAAGCACCAAGAGGCGTTAGATTCTGGTGACAAGGATGCGATTAATAATGTCTACTTCGAGGCTTATCGCCGAGGAACAGCCGACTCAATTCATCACTTGTCTGGCGATGCAGCGATCAAGTCAGGACAAGTTCAGTCTGCTATCGACATGGAGAATGTCACCAAGATTGATAGTGATGGCGTTTGGGCAGATGCTCCTTTAACTATTCGTGACTCTACCAAGATGATGACTCATCGTGATCCTGAAGTTCAAGCGAACATGCGTCTTATGTTCCAAAGGATGTATGGTCTAATCAACGCTTCTACTCGCAGTATTGTCGATGACGTTCCTTTGATGGATACATATACCCTTGGAAAAATATCAGGCGAAAACTTGTCTGATAGTTACGGGGCAGTGCGAGACTTTTCTACGGCAAAGTTTGGTTCATTACGTTCTGATCTACGAAGAATTGCAATTGGACTTGATCGTGAAACGTCTGATCCTAAAGCACTGATGCACGAGATTGGTCATGTATTGAAACGCGCCCTTCCTCACGAAGACCTTCTCGTAATTCAAGATGCTTACAAGATGGCCATAAAAGCAAAAGACCCAGTGGCTACTGAGTTTGCATCACAATATAAAACATCTACCAATTCGGATCAGGCAGAGGAATGGTTTGTTGAATCATGGGCAAACTATCTCGCTAACAGAGTTTCAAAAGAAGAGATAATCACAGACTATTCTGGTGACGGCTTAATGAGTAACGACCTACTTGTCGTCAAAGGCAAGCTTGGTCAGTACCTAGACATGATGTCTGAGTATGCGATGTATGGATTGAATGGGTTAATCGGACGAAACGATGTTAAGCAAATGTTTAGACGATTAACTTTCTCTGGCAACTTAGTTCAGAGACAAACTATCCTCGGTAACATGTCCAATCACTACATCCCTTCTTCTTATTTGAAGGACTCTGCACAGCAGGCGATAAAGGATATGCCTACGGATGGCCAGAGGAATCTAAGGAACTTTGTTCAAGGCTCTATCACAGGGATTGGTGGTCGGATTGCTCCTCTCTACTACGCAACAACTGGTCGCATACTCGACAAGGTAGTGCCAGACAACTTCATGGGCAAGAATCGTCTTAGTGGCGCAATTTATGTAGCGACCACTCCTGAGACTGCCGCTAAAGTTTTCACTGATCCAAAGTCTAAGGCTAGACCATACAACAGGAAAGAGGTTGTTGATGCAGTGACTCGTTTGAGCGAGCTGAATGGTGAAGATGCCAATGAAATGACACAGTTTGTGCTAGATGAAATTTATCTACTAGAGAATCTTGTTGATAAAAGACATCGCATGATTAACGATAGCATGATGGCAAAGAGCGCGATGGAAGACCCCTCAATGTCTGACAGAAAAGTCAAAAATACAATTGCTTACAAGGAGCTAACCGAAGAAATTGAATCTCTTAACGATAACATCACTGAGATTGTTGAGTATTTTGAGGTTAAAGTTGGAATATCGCCAATAGAGCATAACGCTGTTGTTGTCTCTAGCATTAAGCCTAATGAAGTTTTAAGCTTCTCTGCTGAGACACCTATCAACGATAAAAATACTGGTGTTTATAAAGACCTACTAGCCATTATGACTCCGACTATGAAGGAGGCTGACTACCGATTACTTTCTGGCAAGTTAGATTCTGCGATTACGGCAGCTCATGCTTTTGATGTATTGAGTTCTGTTTCAGGATCAAGCACATCATTACCAAGAGCGTTAAAGGAACTAAACTTTAAAGCAGCAAAGGTAACGACAGATGATGGCGATGACGTTATCGCACTTATGGTTCCTCAACAGGTCAAAAAGCTCAACGAGACTGAGTTCACTAACCCAGAAGTTATCCCTGTCATTAATGAAACCGCTACTCTAAGCACTGTCACAGGTGAGATGATGCTTCATGTAGATTCGTTAGAGAAGAAGGTTGATGTTAATCCGTCAGCAGTTGCTCAAGCGATTGCCTCAATGGTTGAAAGAAATGGTAGCAACTCAGCCGCCGCAGACACCATCTCGCAGATGACGCGAGGATATGTGGGTCAAGGCGAGACAGCCAAGAAGTTCTTGGGTGGAGTTAAAAATACTTTCAGCACTTTACTATCAGAGAACTCAGTTCAGATTCGTGAAGGTGGCATGGGCTGGTTAGGAAATCTCATTAAGCCAGAGAACGGAGTGGGCCACTATGAGAAGCATGGCTCTCGCGTTGGTAAAAAAGTAATGCCTATCATTAAGTTAATACAGGACATCAACGGCCCAGAGAAAGGCACTGGTCGCCGTTATATGGATCGGGTTAACCAGTGGGGATACAAGCCAAGCCAAGGTGAGGCGAGAGTTTTGAAGGCAATGCGCCGACCCGTTGGAAATGATTTTGAGAAGCGGCTTAAAGGTGATGAGCGTAGGCTTTACGATATGCTTCGCGCTCAGTTCAAGGGCGAGCTTGAAGAGATGCGTGGCTTAGGCGTATTAATTGGCAACATCAAAAACTACATTCCTCAAGTGTGGGATGTGAACATGATTAATAAGTCTAAAGAAACCCAGTTGCAGTTTAAGACAAGCCTTTCGTCTTACTTTGTTTCTGAAGCTAGAAATCGTGGTGACGTTCTACCTCTTGGTGAGGCTGAGAAACGAGCAGGGAAAATGTTGGCTCGACTAACTGACGATGATGGTGTTTATATTCCTTCTCGCCATGTGAATCAAACAGGTTCAAAGACAGACCACTTAGATTTCAGTCGAGTAGTTCGCCTTGATGAGTTCCCAGAACACTTGGATGATCTTGAAGGCTTCTTGGTAAATGATTTAGGCGGCATCACCACTAAATACTTTAACGAGTCTTCTCGTAGAATACTTCTGACAAAAGATTTTGGTCTTGAGTCACATGGATTCTATGACTACATGCAGACCCATGAGAATGGATTGAAGGGAGCGGCGCAGCTTCTTTCTTCTGGCAAAGTACAACGCCGCTCGATAGAGTCTCGTGATGGTGAGGATGTCACTGTACTAGAGCATCAATTGTTCATGCCGATTGCTCGTAACGAAGCTCACGGAATGGAGATTATGAAGGTCGCAATGGATATTCTTGAAACTCAGGGTATGCCAGCAGCGAAGGAACACCTAATGTCTCTCGCTCTCAAGCGTCAGCCAGCTTTGGAACGCCGTGTTGATTCAATATTGACGGCACTTTCGGAGACAGGTGGTGCGACTTCAAGCACAGTGACAGATTACAAACATGCCTTTGGTATGTTCGATACTCTGCGAGGACGCTCTGCTTCTCGTGGCGGTACTTACGATGAAGGTGCGCGTAGGTTCTCTAAGAACGCTCGCATGTTCAACTCGGTGTCGTTACTTTCTTACACTGTCGTTACCTCGATGACTGACTTAGTTCTGCCAATCATTCGTACTGGTAGCATATCTTCAGCCATGAAAGGTTTAGCAAAGGTTAATGCAGACCCAGACTACCGCGAAGCAATTCGTAATGTCGGAACTGGAATGGCATCAATCGCACACAACAAGTTAGTCCACATGTCTGGTAGTGAAGGCGACAAGTTGTCAAACGCCTTCTTCTCTGGCATCGGTCTTAACCAATGGACAGAGTACATGCGAGACTATGCAGCATCAACCGCTTACGAGGCAATCAAAGCCGAGCAGCGTATTGCAATTCGCAGTATGCGTGGTGATGGCACTGACATGTCTAAGCAGGGTGCAGACTTCCGCAGAGCAAAGCGTTTCCTAGCCAGAGTAGGATTGGGTAACTTCGCAGAACGTGGGGCGCAATCCCTAGACAGTGTTAAATTATTAGAGAATGATCAAGTCCGTGAAGCAATTCACCGCATGACCAATGAAGCGGTATTCGCTCCAAACGGAAACGACATCCCTCTTATCTGGCAGTCTCCACTAGGTTCAATGTTGTTCCAGTTCAAGTCATTCCCACTAATGATGGGCCGTCTTGCTCGCATGGCATTATGGGATAACGTGGGCAAGCCCATGCTAACCAAAGGTGAACCAGTTTCTATCGCACCTGCTGCAATGCTCCTTACTCTGGCTCCTCTATTTGGCGAGCAAGTGTTAAGTCTTCGTGACACGATCACTGCGAAAGGTGGCGAGGAAGGTGGCGAGTACAAGCGTAGAGAACGATCTGCTAATAAGTTCCTTGAGACTTTCGGTATGGATGAAGATGATCCAGTATTTGAAAGTGAACAGATGGACGCACTTGCAGGGCGATACGTTGAAGGATTTATGTACGCAGGTGGCTTTGGACTTCTCGCAGATTTGTTCCATCAGTCGGCAGAGCAAGTCGATAATGGTGCATACGGACAGAACCGAATCATGTCTACATTCTTAGGCCCAACTGCTGGAGCTATCTTTGGAACTGGAGTCAATGTTGTCGCTGGAGCTGTAGATGGTAACGATGATTCTAACTCAAAAGAAAGACAGGCATGGCGAGAAGTCATTGGCCGCATCCCACTTGTCGGGCAGAACCGCCAGATCAAGGAGGACGCAGTGGATTATTTGGGTGGCGCAGCTACTCGCTAATCAATTAAACCACCGATGTCGATGTGGATGGAGTTGAACCTCCTCCACTCTGTTTCGCTGCAACACTCACCACGAGTCGAGCAGCGATCACAAAAGAATCCTCCCAACTCTTGATCAGGCTCACCGAATTTACAGGTAGCCGAAGTCTTGGGAATGGGAGGAGCATCTGCTGTTTCCCAGCAAACATCCTTCTTAAAACACATCTTACATCTAAAGTCTTCTGGCCTTGTGCTAATCCTCTCGCATTCGCCAGACAGTACCTTGTTAACCCTTTCTTCAACTGGAGTCCAAACATCATCCGTGAACTCAACCACCTCGGCATGATACTGTGAGTTGTCCTTACAGATTGCAACCATCAACGCTTTATCCATATCGAACACTGCCATGTAAGTGTGCATCTGGACGTTGTAGCTTGGGTGGCTTTTGGCAATACCATGATTAACGAACTTCGCAAAGCTTGTCTTGTTCATGCTTTTTATTTCCAGCATCAACCATTCGTCATCTACTTTGATCTTCCCGTCAGTATGGCCAGAGACATGCCCCCCACAATGCGAGAACGCGAACTGCTTGCCCGTATCAGGGTCAATCTCTAACACCTCGAACCCTGCCTTCTTTAGGTCAGCGACAACCACATCCTCAAGCGCGTGACCAAACTGGAAGATTCGTTTCAAGTTAGGTCGTGCTGGCGTGTTAGGGAACCCCCTCATATTAAAACTTTGATACGCTAGGCACTCATTCCCAAGTGAACTAGCACCGATGTACTGCCTCGGCTTCTCTTCTGGCTCTTGAGCGTAAGCATTATCTATTGCATCTACTATCACATTCATAAAAGTCTCCTACAAAAAAGGGGCTTATCGCCCCTTTGTAATTCGTTAACTATTCTTTAAAACGGAATACCATCACCGAAGCCATCATCATCTTTTGGGCTTGCGGTAGCAGTAGCAGTAGCAGAAGCTTTAAAGTATGGAGCGGAACGGCGTGGCTCACCACCACCTTTGCGTATCATACCCTCCTGATCTGCCCAATCTGCCCCATCGACTACATGAACCCCAACAGATAAACCTTTGATGGAATTCACATCACTCGGCTTATTTGGATTAGGATGACCTGCCATTTCTAACAAGTGC